GCTCAGGGAGACACAGGAGCGCAGGGACCGCAGGGAGTATATCCCGCCTGCAGTTCGGCAGAAATCAACACAGGAACCGAGACAGCCAAAGCTGTAACGCCCGATGCATTGGCAGGGTCTAACGCTTTTACGAGGACTGTCCAGTGCGTAGTATTTGACTTTGGGACTGATGTAGCAACTGGAGACGGAAAGTTTTATTTCCATATTCCAGCATCTCTCAACGGGATGAATTTAGTTGCGGTTCACGCAGAAGTGATAACAGCTGGAACGACGGGAACAACTGATATCCAGATACGTAATGCAACTGATAGTGTTGATATGCTGTCAACAAAACTGACGATTGACAGCGGAGAAACAGGGTCAGATACAGCGGCAACCCAAGCGGTGATTGACACCGATTATGATGATGTGGCAACCAACGATTTAATCAGGATTGATGTTGACGCAGTTTCAAGCACAGCTCCTAAAGGTTTGATTGTTACAATGGAATTCAGGTTGCCTTAAAGATAATTATATGAAAATTCCAAAAATTTTATCTCAAAAAATAAAAGAAAAATACAACATTAGCCGAAATACTTTTATCTGCAAAGACAAAGGAAAGAAAGCCGAAGAAAGAGAGGTAGAAATTGGCGATATCCATTCGGATATTTTCCAGCCGCAAGTGAAGCTAAAGCAGTGGGAAAACGAGACAAACTTTTCCGCCCGATTGATTGATGATGAATTATTCCGAAGAAGCAGGAGAATTATCAGAAGAAGACCCAGAATTAGAACCGCAGGCGATAAAATTAAGTTCATTAAAGACAAACTGGAAGCTCATTTTTATGAAACGAAAACAGATAAGAAAACGGACGCCTTTGAATTTGAGGTTATCTTAAAAGAGAAGCCCAAGACAAACAAAGTCAGAATGTCTATCCGCACCAAAGGATTAAAGTTTTATTACCAACTACCTTTGAATGAAGAAAGGCACGACAAGAGAGTTGTTAAAAGCACTCCGACCGATTGCTATGACAAAGACGGAAAAGTCATTTGCCACCGCCCCGAAAATGTAGTCGGCTCTTACGCCGTTTATCACGAAAGCAAGCAAGGTGATTATTCTAAAATGGGAGGCAAGAATTACCGAGCAGGCAAGGCATTCCATATTTACAGACCCAAAATAACAGATGCTAACGGAAATTGGACTTGGGGAAAGTTAAACATAGATGAGAAAAAAGGAATTCTAACAATAGAAATTGACCAGAACTTCTTGGATAAGGCGGTTTATTCTGTGAAGATTGACCCGACTTTTGGGTATACGGCAGAGGGAGGAACTATTTATGGTATATATGATGATGATATGATTGGAGGTAGGTATTCTTTGTCCGAAAGTGGGGAGGCAACAAGCATATCTGGTTATGTTTATGGATATGGAAGCGGACAGGTTGGTAAATTTGGCATTTATGACAGTAATAGAAATTTTGAGGGAGGAACATACGAGTTTACTGCTGAATCTTATAGTAAGGCTTGGAAAACAGAAGATTTAACAAGCTCGGTAAATCTTGCTGCTGGAGATTACTATTTGATGATGTATATTAATGACTACATTGGATTATGTTATGACGATGCGTCAAATACTTGGGAAAGAGATAATGATGCTGGTACATATCCAACTTTTCCTAATAGTTTTTCTCCTGATGCTTCAGGAACAGACAACAAATTCTCCATCTACTGCACCTATACAGCAGGAGGGGGAGCGGCATTTACTCCAAAGGTAATGTTTTTCTGACTAAACTTGTTTATACTCCGTTAAACAAGTTTATACTCCGTCTAAACAAGTTTATACTCCGTCTATGATTTCAATTATTACCCCTTTTCATACAAAGGACACAAAATTTTTAAAGGAAGCATACGAAAGCGTAAAAGCCCAAACTTATAGGGATTGGCAATGGGTTTTAGTCCCAAATAATAAGGGGCTGACAGCTGACTTGCGAGAATTCAAAGACAAACGAATAAAAATAGCCCCTTATTATGAGCAGACTAATTCAATCGGCAAGATTAAAAACTTTGCCTTTAGGCAGGGAGACGGAGAATGGCTATTAGAATTGGATTCTGACGACATTTTAGAGCCGACAGCATTGGAAGAATTGTCAAAAGTCAAGGAAGATTTTGCTTATTCCAACACAGCGGAATTCAGGGAAGATCGGGATCGCCGACGCGGTTGGAGTAGCCCGAAATACAATTTAGCTTATGGCTGGAAATACAGGGAAGTAGAATTTAGAGGGCATAAATTGAACGAAGCAATCAGCTGGAAGCCGACGCCAGCCTCGGTTTCGCTCATATATTATGCTCCGAACCATTTTAGGGCTTGGCGGAAGGATTTTTACAACAGAATAGGCGGACACAACGAGAATTTTGAAATAGCCGATGACCACGAACTGCTGATACGGACATATTTGCAGGGAACGATGAAGCATATTGACAAGTGCCTTTACTTTTACCGCATACACCAAAATAATAACTGGCTGGAAAGGAACGCCAAAATTCAGGAGTTTACCCACCAGCTTTACTATAATAACATCCATAAGCTTTGCCAGAGATGGTGCGATTTGAATAATTTAAGGAAAATAGATTTAGGCGGAAGGTTTAACAAGCCAGAGGGATATGAAAGTGTTGACAGGAAGGATGCGGACATAATCTGCGATTTAAACAAAAAATGGCCGTTTAAGGACGGAGAAATAGGGCTGATAAGAGCCAATGACATTTTGGAGCATTTATCCGATAAACAGCACACTATGGAAGAAATCCACAGGGTTTTAGCTCCAAACGGGTATTTATTGTCAAGCACTCCGTCCGCTATGGGAGAAGGGGCATTTCAAGACCCAACGCACATATCCTACTGGGTCAGAAATTCATTTTACTATTACACAAGAAAAGAGCAGGCAAAATATATTGACAATACTAAAATAAGGTTTCAGGCAATGAAGCTGGAGAACTATTTTCCAAACAAATGGTGCAAGGATAATAATATTTTATACATAAGGGCGGATTTGATTAAAGTTTCAGATGAGAGGCTTCCAGGGCTTTTGGAAATTTAATATTTTTAATATTATGGAAAATAAAATTATAACTTTAACAATAAATTCCATTTTAGGCGGGCATTCCTCGCTTAAATATCTGACAGCGGAAAACCAATATCTGGACAGCATTGCCATTGACCCAGACTTCCCCATCAGCGAAACGGACAAAAAGCCTTCAGGGATGTTAAGGCCTGTGGCTTATGAGAAATTCAGCGGGGCGAATGTTGACGGAAACCCGATAGCGATAATTACCAATCCAAAGGATACCAAAGTTTATGCAGTATTGGACAACGGGGATATTATTTCATATACTTCAGCTTTAGGTTCGGAAACTTTAGTGGGAACGGTGGCTGGAGCAAACGCCGAGGGAGCTTGCTATTACAACAATTATATTTATATTTTCGGAACTGGAGCTGATAAGGACGATGTGAGCCGCTATGGACCATTGGACGGTTCGCCTTCGCTGGCTGACAATGTCTGGAAAGGGGCAACGCTTGGCTCGCAAACTGCATTGGGCGACACTACTTATCCGCCCATCAGAGGTTCTGGGAATTTGCCAAACCATTGGGGATTTGTCCATCAGGACAATAGATTATATTTTTGCGATTTCAAAGACGGAACAGGATATATCCACTTTATTAAAACCAAGAAGACAAGCGATGAAGGCGACACAAACGACGGTTCAACTTATAATGCTTTGGATTTGCCTTTCGGATTTATGCCAGTCTGCATAACTAACTGGGGGACTGATTTAGTTATCGGGGCGATACAGACTTCCAACAGCACCCTCTCGCAGGGCAAGGCGGCTTTATTCTTCTGGGATTGTTCCTCAAGCTCGTTTTACAGGATAGTTTATCTGCCCGAACCTGTAGTTTCTGCCCTTTTGAACAATAACGGAATTGTGTATATCTGGGCAGGGCGGTTTTCAACGGATGGCGGCTATAGTGTCAGGAAGTATATCGGAGGCGACACAATCAGCAGGGATGAAGACTCTCTGATATTTGGAGAAGGGCATCCGCCCTTGCAGGGAGCGGTTGACGGATTGGGAAGCAGGATAGTCTGGGGAAGCTGGATTACCACTCCAGAGCCAGCCGCTTGCGTCTGGAGATGCAACAGCTCGCTATTGTTCGCCCATAATGTTGCCAGAGCGACTGCCTCCGCCTCATCGTCTGACGGAGTGATTACAGCTTTGAAGTTTGCCGAGCAGGGAAGCAGTGCCTTGCCTAAAATGCTCCTTGGATGGAGAGACGGAACGCCAGCTTACGGGATTGACAAACTTTCAACGACTTACCAGACGCATTATTTCCGCAAGATGTTTAACATCGGCAGGAATTTTTCCATCAAAAAAATAAAGTTGTCTCTGGCAAAGGCGGTGGCGGCTAATATGACCATTACGCCGAAGATTTTAATTGACGATGAAAGCTCTTCAGAAACTCTGACAGCTATCAATAATACTAATTATCCAAATAAAAGGAAAGTTAAATTATATCCAGATGTTCAGGGAAAAAATAATTTCATTTTTGAGTTAAAGTGGAGCGGGACAGCTTTACTTCCCGTTCTTTTGCCAATAGACATTGATTTAGAAATTTATTAAAAATATGGCTTACGACGCAAACTATTACAAGCAAAAAAAGGACAAAGTTTTGCGGAAAATCCAGAGAAGCAAGGACATTTTTCTCCAGAGGCAAGTTGACGAGATGAACAGATTTTTGGCGGAGCAAAGGGAGCTCCAAAGCGACATTGCGGAGATTAACCAAGAGGAGCAAAAGAGCAAGACGGAGAATAAGAAAGAGGAAAGCAAGAAAAATGCCAAAAGAAATATATAATTTGCCTACCAGAAAAGAGAAATACTTGACCGAACAGGAAGTGCGGGCTATTGTTATTTCCTCAATGGAGAATTTTCAGGGGAATTTCAGGATTAAGAGCGGTTCGGTCAAAGCGGACGGGGGGACAATAGAAAGCGGTTCGGGAAACTCCATTTTAAAAGTTGATGGAACTAACGGGCTTTGGCTTGGAAATGCGGATTTCAGCTCCGCTCCCTTCAGGGTGTCCCTTGCTGGAGCTTTGGTGGCGACTTCCGCCGAAATTGAGGGAAAGATTACCGCCACAAGCGGAGAAATAGGCGGATGGGACATTGGAGCGACTACTCTGTCAGCGACAAGCATAACTCTTGACAGCGGAAACGAAAAAATAACGGTTGGAGCTTCCAACCCGATTACGATAGACGGGGCGAATAAAAAAATTGAGAGCGACAACTATGTCTCGGGCTACGCTGGTTCAGGTTTTTACATAGACGAGGACAAGGCGGAATTTGGCAACATCGCCTGCAGAGGACTTATCAGAACTTCGGTTTTCCAGAAGGATGTCATCTCGGCGATGGGCGGCAATTTTATGGTTTTGGACAGCGATGTGCTGGACGCTGATATGACCGCCGATGACGACAGCGATTTGACAACTAAAGGAACGACAACCTTTGCGACGGGCGATATTTTGAGGATTAAGGACGGAACGGATGACGAGTGGCTGGAAGTCACAGCGGTTAACGGGAATACCTACACGGTTACCCGAGACAAAGCTGGAGCTTACGGAGCTGACGACAACCCCGTTTGGAAAAAAGGAGCAACGGTTGTAAATTACGGGCAATCAGGGGACGGAGGAGTATATATGACCGCAAGCGAAAGCAACGCCCCTTATTTGTCCGTTTTCACGCATTCTGGAAGCCCTTGGACTGACCTGACTACAAGATTAAGAATAGGAAATTTAAACGGGTATTTGGGATATACAAGCGATAAATACGGAATAGGAATAGGCGACACCAACTATTATTTAAAATATGACCCGACAAACCATCTCCAAATTAAAGGCAATGTGGACATTATAGGCGGCGACGCTTACGACAAGCTGGAAGCCAACCTCCCGAGCGACGAGAACCTTGTCGGCTACTGGAGCTTTGACGAGGGCAAGGGAGACAAAGCCTACGACGGAAGCGGCAACGGGAACGATGGCACTTTAACAAATATGGCGGACGATGACTGGGTGGACGGAGTGGCTGGGAGTGCTTTAGATTTTGACGGGAGCAATGATTATGTGGAAGTGGCTGATAATGGTAGTTTGAATATTACTGGTAATATTACAATTTTAGCGTGGATAAAATTAGATACACTTGGCTCGGGACAACAACAATATATTGTCGGAAAAACTGAAACTGAATTAACATATGCTATATTTATTGAATCAGATGATACAGTAAGATGTATTTTACAGGGATTAAATGATACATATCCTTCAGGTTCACCAACAGCTATTACAGATACGAATTGGCATCAGGTTGCAATAAGTTATGACGGAGAATACATCAGAACATTTTTAGACGGAAAATTACAAATATCTGATGATTCTTCTGGAAATATCAATTCGTCAACGGACAAAATTTATATAGGTATTCGGAAATATTCAAATTCTTGCTATTTTAACGGCAAAATAGACGAAGTCCGCATCTACAACAAAGCCCTTACCGCCGCAGAAGTCTACGCCCTCTACAAAAACCCAGCTGGACAGCCGAGTTTGGCTGTGCCGATAGGAAGGCTTACCGCTGGGACAATCTACTCCAAGCAGATAACATTGGCGGTGGCTGACGGGACGGGCGACAGCTACATCGCTGGTGGAAACAATCTGGATTTAACTAACTGGAGAGGCGGAGACGCAAGCGGAGGGGCGGTTATTCTCGGGCTGGACGACAGCGACAGCAACAAGGGGAAGTTCTTTGCTGGAAACTACAGCACTTCCAAATATATGCAATTTGACGGAGAGGATGTAAAAGTCGGAGGCAGAATAACTGCTACCGCTGGCTCTGATATCCCTTTGGCTTATGTCACGGAAACTTTCACCGCCGCTGAAGATATTTCCCAATACGAGGGAGTTTATCTGGTTAGGGCGGATGCTTCGGCTGTTGACCCTTCTGATGACACCTATATTGACGAAAGCCAGCCAGATAATAGTTATTGTTCGGCTGGCTATGCATATGTGACCCACGGAACTAACAAAAGATATGCGCTCTTTAAATTTTCTTTGACTGGGCACGATAACGCAAGCAATTATAAAACTATTCTGAGGTTGAAAATTTATTCTGCCCCGACAAATACGATGACCTGTTATATTTATAAGGTAAATAGTGACTGGTCTGAGTCGTCCTGCCCTACTTGGAACAACCAGCCAACTTTTGATACATATCAAAAAGCATATTTTACTGTGCAGGCTTATTCTTACGACGATATAGATGTAGATGTTACGGAATTGTTCAGGCAGTGGAACGATGGCAATAATTACGGATTGGTCATTAAAGCCTCAACCGCGGTAGCTGATACGGTTGGCTTTAAGACATCCGAAAACGCAGACCCTTCACAATTGCTGATTTTTGACAATAATTCCTCAAATGTGGGGAAAATCAAAAAAGCGAAAGCTGACGATTCTCTGACTTGCACTTCCTTTGTTGGAGTAGCCGCCGAGGATATAAGCAATGGCTCTTCTGGCAAAGTTAGAACGCTGGGAAAGACAACCGCCAAAGGGAATATCGCAGACGCAGGGCTTCCCGCTTATGTTGCTCCTTCTGCCGCTGGAGAATTTAGGGGCGGTCTGACTTCGGTTGACGACTATGTGGTTAAGGTTGGAGTAGTCCGACAATCTGGAAATCCTACTGTTGAATTGGTTTTAAGCACTCCTGTTTTGTATTTCAGAAAATTTAATATCAGCTGTTCTTCTGCTGATGCTACCGAAGCCAATAATGTCAGAAAACAGATAATTTATGTTGGCTTCAAGCCGACTTTGATGAAATTTAAAACAAAGTCTGGTTTTGGGGGATATGTCTTTGAGGGCTTTTCTGAGTGCATCGGGGGGGAAGATAATGTTTCTCAAAGGTATGTGCGGTTGGATAATGGCGACCGTGGAAGCGGTTACATTTGGTATGTTGATGCAAATAATTATTGTAAAATAAAGGTTATAAACGACAATTATATTGTCTTGTATTGGAAAAATAGTACAGGGACAAGTTATATGGATATTGAAGCATGGGGATAATTTTTTAATAAATAACTAACAGGAAGCAAAAAAAATATGCCAAACTATTCAGATTTAATCAATGTAAACGGAGAAATCCGAACAAAGCAGGGAAGAAGGTTTAAAAACCCGACCGAATTAGCGGGCTATCTTGGAATTAAACCTCACCAGATTGACTGGGGAAAAATCGGGAAATCGGGAATACCGACACAATTAGATCCGAAAACTCCAAAGCCGACCCAAACCACCACCCCGACCCCTACAACGCCTATCGGAACCGCCGACGCGGTAAGACCCCCTACAGCGCCTCAGGCGGGAAGCTATGCCAACCTTGTGAACAAAGGTGGCACTATTTATGCAGGCGAGAGGGCATTCAAAACTCCGACCGAACTGGCAGGTTATTTGGGCATTCAGCCGCACCAGATTGACTGGGGAAAAATTCCTCCATACAAAGTGACTAAAATCCCTAAAACTCCGCTTGTAGAAACTCCCGAAATTCCCAAAGAGCAAGACCTTGCAGGGCTTGGCGAGAGATACGGAATACCTTTAGAGGAAGAAAAGCCATTAACCCCTATACAGAGCATTCAGCGTGTATTTGGGCCCGAATGGAAGCCAGCGCCCGCATTTACTCCAGAATTGCAGGCACAGGGAATTTACGGGGCAGTCAGGATTAAAGGCACTAACGATGTCTACACAATCGGACCAGGCGGCGGGCTTGAAACACCAGAGAGCTATCAGGCGAAATTCGGCACTTTGGAACAGCAGGGCATTGTCGGAGAAGTTTCAATGGAACAGGCGGCAAAGCTCGGGATTGTCATACCGTCTGACAAGCTATTGGAAGACCTCAAACCTGTTTCAATAGATGAGGAATTTGAAATAGGGATGACCCCCCAGCAAATGGCTGAAACGGCTAAAGGAATTAAAACCGAAGCCGAAGAAGCCGCTGGCGTCCAGACTTGGCGGGACAAACTTTTTGAGGCATATAATAATTTAGTTTCTAAACTGGAGGGAGCTTGGGAAGAATTTACCCAAGCGAGAGCTGAAAAAGCAAAAGAATTAAAGTTGGAAGAGAAATCAGAAGCAATTACCGAAGCCGAAACAACTTATAATAATGTCCTGTCCGCATACAACCAGACGCTTGAGAAAATAAAAAATGAGCCAATTCCGATGAACCTGATAATGGGACAGCAGGCAAGGGTCAGAACCCAGATGAGCATAGATTTAGCGCCTCTGGCAACAGCAATCCAAATAGCCCAAAATAACTATGACAGAGCTAAAGAGGTGCTGGATGAGTTTGCCGATGACTGGAAGCAGGGAATGGAGTGGAGCTTAACGGCGGCACAAACTAAAATAGATATGGTTTCCGGATTTTTATCAGAAGCCCAAAGGGAAGCAAAGGAAGAAGCCCAAATGAAACTTAACTTTTATATTGAAGATTACAACAGAAAACTTGAGACGCAGGAAGTTGTCAAAGGGCTGATGATATCCTACCCGCAAGCTGGAATAAGCATACAGGATAGTTTTGAAGATGCTTGGAGAAAACTTTTGCCCTATGCCAAAGATGAGAAAGAAATTAAAGACAGGTTAAGCCAGCTTGGCATTGAAAGCGCAGAGCTTGACATTGCTCTCCAAAAGAAAGCGTTGGCAAAGCCGTATTATAAGCCAACTGGCGGAGGAGGGAGAGCTGGAAGAAGACCAACTACTAAGGAAGAAGAAACTATAAAAATTCCAGCAGAAGTTGACCCGCAAATTGATGCATTAGCAAGAAGTTATTTACGAGGTGAAAGTTTAGGCAATCTTGGAAAAATGAGAGGAGCAGTTTTGGCAAGGGCAGAAGAACTTAAAAATGAGCCAGAATTTATTAAGGAAGAATTTGAAAATGATAAAGCTGAAGGTATGCCTTATGAAGATGCTATAATTTATTATGGAGATGATTTAGGGAAAGAATTTATTGATAATGCTTATAATATAGGAAAAGAGACTTCAGCTGGAGAAACAATAACTTCAAGAATAAAAAAGTTTGTTTCAAAATATCCTTCACCTATATCTTATGCTGCAAGTTGGTTTAAAAAAATGATTAAATAATGATTAAATAATTATGGGACGATGGAAAAAAGCACAAGAAGTTGAACAAGGAGCTTTGCGATTAGGACGATGGCAAAAAGCACAAGGGCTTAAAAAGTCTCCTGATGAATTTATGCAAGGTTCTATTGTTCAAAAAATATTTGACCCATTGCTTGCTGGACAATATGCAGTGGCTGGTTTAGGGCGCAAATTATTTGGATTAAAGGATGCTGGAATTAAAGCAGGAATTAAAAAGCGAGCCTCTTGGATTGATATTGCTCACGAAAAATATCCATACAAACCGACTGAAGATTGGAAATTTAACTTTTTACAAGAATTGAAAAGAAATTTGCCTGGAACTGTTGCTGATATTGTTTTAGATCCTTTGTGGATAGCACCTCCAGCTAAAATAGCAAAAATGCTTGGTATTACAAAAGGTATAAAATGGGCTGGCAGGACAAAAGCAATTAAGCCAATAAAAGAAACAGCAGGCAAGATGTTTGTTTATCGTTATGGACAACCAAAGGAATATGCTCAAATAGCAGAAGAGACAATTAAGCGAATTACAGAAGGCGGGGAAACAGCTTTAGACATTGCCCGACCGATTGGAAAATTATCAGCGGCAAAACAGCGAAAGGTTGCCGAAGTTATTAAAGGCGGAATTACAACGGATAAGGAAATTAAGGCATTAGCTGAACCAGTAATTGAGACATTTAAAAAACTTGGAAAAGAAGCGGTTGAAGCGGGACTGCTTGATGAACGAACTTTTGCTAAAAACTTTGGCAAGTATATGCCACGATTATATCGGACAAAAGAGATGCCAGAGGGAGCAATTAAATTTTTCGGGGATAAAAAGCCAATAAGAATTGATTTATCAAGATTTAAAAAACGCAAAGATATTCCAGAAGATATAAGGGATGCATTAGGAGAAATCAAGGAAGCTGGTTATCCTTCTGCGAAAGGCATTGCTCAATTATCGCAAGCGATTGAGCGTGCAAAATTTTTCAATACTGTTGCAAAAAAATACGCTTCCAAAATTGCCAAAGAGGGATTTGAAAAATTGCCAGAAACAAAAACACTCGGAGAATTATCAAATAAATATGTGCCGAGAGCCATATTTGATGATATTCAAACAATGATTAGGCGAGCTGGAAAAGGTGAAGAAATTTACCGCAAAGGTTTAGGATTATGGAAATTTGGAAAAGTTATTGCTAATCCCGCAACTCACGGACGAAATATGATGAGCAATGTTATTTTAGCTGATATGGGCGGACTTTCACCGATTAGAGTAGATATTTACGGGCAAGCATTGAAAGAATTAAAAACCAAAGGCAAATATTATAAGGAATTAAAGAAAGTAAGTAATATTTTAAGTGAGACATTTTATTCAAGAGAAATAGGAGATTTGCTTGATGCTTTTCAAAAAACAAAGGGAACTAATATAATCCAAAAAAGTTTAGGAATGGTTAAACGACTAATGAAAAAAAGCGGGGATTTATATCAAGCAGAGGAACAATGGAGCAAAATGGCATTATATATTGCTAAAAGAAAAAAAGGATTATCACCCGAAAAAGCCGCTAAAGAGGCAGAAAAATGGTTGTTTGATTATTCTAAAGTTCCACCGTTAATTGAACATTTAAGAGGAACACGGGGCGTTTCTATTTTTGCTGGAGCTTACCCATTTTTAACTTTTTCTTATAAAGCAATTCCAAGAATGACAGAAATAGCTTTAACAAAAACTCCTCGTCTTACAAAGTGGATGAAAATAAAACGAGGAGTGGAGGCAATGTCATCAAAAGAAGAAAGAGAGAGAGAAAAAGCGGTATTGCCCAAGTATATGAGAGAAGGAATGTATATGAAAATTCCTTTTAAGGATAAATATGGCAGAAGTCAGTATTTGGATTTAAATTATATTTTGCCGTGGGGGGATATTGGAGAAGTTGGACATACTCTTTATCCTTCTAATCCAGTTTGGGGATTGATTGCCGACATTAAAAGAAATAAGAGCGCTTTTACTCAACGAGAAATTTGGAAGCCTGGTTCAACAAAAGAAGAAATGTCTCAAGCAATTGTTGATTATGTAGGAAAAGCAATGTTGCCTCCTTTATTGTTTGGGTATTCTTGGGATAAATTTTGGAGTATGGTTAAAAGAACGCCTGATTGGCAGGGTAGAGTTCGTAGTTTTTGGGCAACAATGGCTGATATTATGATTGGATTAAAAACAAGACCGATTGATATTGAAGAAGAAAGAAAATGGAGAGAATTTGAAAGAGAACAAGATATTAGAGATATTCAAGCAAGAATACGCTCTACATTAAGGCGGACTGATATTGCTGAAGAAGAGAAAAAGAGAATTGAAGCCGACTATCAAAAAAAGCTGGAAGAATTAGGAGGTAAAGTTCCTTATGTTCCAACTTTTATTAAAGAGAAAAAAAAGAGATGGCGTAAAAGTTCACGGCTTTGACCAATATTCCTCCCAAGCATTCCATAAACAACCAAGACCAATTAACATAAGAGGCAAACCAATCAAACCACTTGCGAATTGCCCCAACTTTTCTTCCATATCAGGAGTTAGAAATAAAATACTAAGAATAACAATTCCAACTATAGTTTGAAAATAATATATCCAGTTTTCTTTCATAATTTTAAATTAAATAAATTAAATTACGCTCCAAGCATTCCAGCAATAAATACTGCGATAAAGCCATAAATTACTATCATAGCTAAAATATCATTCTCCTCATCGTATTTTTTCAACTCATACAAGAATTGTTTGATTGTTTCTTTCATAATTTATATATTATTTTATATTTTTTTCCATTGTTGGACTTCTTTTAAAGAGGAGGAAGGTTGCGAAAAATAAATTTTTCGCACAATGACCACCTTTCAATTTCTCTTTAAAAGTAAGTCAAACGATTTATTTATTGTCCTCTTGTCCAGCAAATCGGACAAATTGTTCACGGATAACCGTGTAAGTGCCCATCGGTTAAAACCGACGGAGAGAGCCGATTAAAATCTCCAACATTGTTCGGGACTTAAACCTGCGCTCTCATTCCTCTGGTTGACCTTGAGATAAATACATATCTCACCATCTAACTGGACCCTCAAAAGTAAAAAGTAAAAGAAGTCCTCAAGAAAACTTTTTACTACCGCACAGCACTGCATTGCGTAGGTAGCTCTCCCTGCTTTTACGGAGTCCTACTCCTGTAGGTCAATTCATTCGCAGGGTAAAAAACTAAAACAGGACCCCCGTTCGGAAAAGTCCTGTTAGAAAGATGTATAAAATCTTTTAAAAGATTCCGAACGGGTAATTGTATCTACATTTTATCAAAATTCAAAATCTTGTCAAGAGGTAAACTGTGGATAACTTAAAACTATGAAAAACGAAGTCAATGAAAAACAGAATATCGCTATTGCCGAACTTAAAACAGAAGTCAAAAATTTGAAAGAAAACTTAAACAAGTTTATGAGCAATGACTTTCACGAGTTGAAAGATGATGTTAAAAAGATAGACGACAAAATTCTATACGGATTTTTGGCTATGATAGCGGCTACTCTCATTCTGCAAATTATATTAAAGTTTTTAAAGTAAAAGGAGGTGAACAAAAAAAATGAAAACAATACTGGAAGGTGTAGAATTTCTAAGAAAGGAAGGATATGTAGGATACTGGAACGGAAAGTTTTGGAAAGCCGAAGAATTGGAAAAAGAAAATGAGGAATGAAGAAAGAGTATTGAGGAAAGAGTTAGGCGAAATAGAAGCCCAGATAGAACTTTTAAAGCAGAGAAAAATACAAATAGAAACAAGATTGGCAATGATAAGGCAGAATGAAATGATTAAGAGAAGACAGGAAAGAGGATGGTAAAAATGAAGGACGAAGAATTGATGAAATTATTGCAGAGAGCGAATGTGCACTTTCAGAACATTACGACCGAACTTTGGCAACTTGGCAAGATACTTGATGAGATTAGAGAGAGAAATGGATGAATACGAACACTATATGGAATTGAAAGAGAAACTGATAAAGCAACTAACTTTTGAAGAAAATTAAAAAAATTGTGAGAGAGTTTTTCATTTTTCTCTCTCCCCCTTTTTCTTACGAAAATATTATCATCTCTTTTATGAAAACAGAACAAATCAACCAAAAATGGGACGAGATTAAGCAGGAGCAGAAATGTGCTTGGATTGTTGGATTTTTTCTCGGAGCTACAATTTTTGGGATATTTGGATTTATATTAGGAAGCCTATAGGAGGTGAATAAAAAAAATGGATGAAGAAGTGGATGATTGGATAGATGAGAAGCGTTTGGAATTCTTGAGAGAAATAAGGAACTACCATCCGACAGAGTGCAATCTGATAGCTTGGGGCTATGACGAAACACAAGGAATTTTGGCTATCCATTTGGTAGACACCAGAAGCAGAAGGAGATATTTCATTACGTTTGAGCACAGCGAGAGAGACCGATTGCGGGGATTGCGAAAGAAGATAGACGAGTTTTTGCAGGGAGGTATGAACGAAGGCTATGTCTAAGAAATCGCCTTCACGATATCCGAGAGAAACGCCAGAGCAGAGGAAGTGGATACTTAGGAGAGACAATTCTGAATGCCAGTTTATCAACTTAGACACGGGAGAGAAGTGCAGAAGCAAGAGCCACATTGAAGTGCATCACATTTCGCCAGTTATTTTCAGTTATGAATTCTTGAAATGGACGCCAGAACAGGTGAATGACCCAGAGAACTTAATCTGCCTTTGTAGAAACCATCATCAGCGGAATATCCACCCAGATTTCGGCATTATAGCCAAGAAGCAATACAGGTATACGAAGAACACCTATAATTTAGCCGCAAAGAGACACAAGGTTTTAGCGAAAAAAGGAGTGCCCTATTGGCAGCCCCAGTGGGACGAGATATTAAGAATGACAGCGAGAATAAGAACCTTTAGATACAAGAGAGCTCATCCAGACGACCCTTATCCAGAACGGTAAAAAAATAAAAAATAAACAACGAGGAGTTTTCCATTTTTTACTCCTCCCCTCTTTTCTAAAATGAAGAAAATAAATTTTACAAAAGAAGAAATTATAGAAATGCTGCGGATTTTATGGCGAGGCATATCCAAAATGCCTACTAAAACTCAGAAAAATAAAATTTGGAAAAAGATTGAAAACAAGCTAACAAAGGAATTATATGACGTTTCCACTAAAACAAAAAAAGATTTGCGGTTATAAATACCAGCAATGGACTTGGTATGGAGTTAAACATCGGGGAGTAGATTACTGTGCTAACAGAAGTCTGTTGTATGCTCCATCGGATGGAAAGATTATAAGGCAATTTTACGGATATCAAGGGGGCAGATGGTTGTATTTCTGGACTGATACGGGCTATTTGTTTAAATTTGCCCATTTAAGCGAGTTTTTCCATAAAGTAGGGGATTATATCAAAGAGGGTCAAAAACTCGCCAGAACGGGCAATACAGGGGCTCTGACGACCTCTCCGCACTTACATATGGAGATATGGAAGGAGAAAGAACAAAAAAATCAAATTAATCCTGAGGAATTTTTTAAAACAAGTTTAAACTTTGTCAAAGATATGAGAATAAACCGAGAACAATTAGAAAAAATCTATCAGCTGGCTTTCAAGCGGAATTTAGACTATGAAGCCCAGGGATATGTGGGCAGAGACCTTGACTTTGTGCTGGACGAACTGCTAAAATCTAAAGAGAACATCTACTACACGAGATTGTTCAAGGCCGCCAAAGCCATAGAGAAGGAGCTTCCTTAGGCCATTAGTTCAGAGGTAGAGCGCGACTCTTATAAAGTCGATGTCCCTGGTTCGAGTCCAGGATGGCCTACTGCTTATCTTGATTTCTACTTCTGTAGATGAGAGGGGGTGAACACGATGAATATTATTGAAATCTTAAAAGGCAGAAAGACTTATATTGTTGGTATTCTGATGGTTATTTTAGGGTTGCTTAATGGCGACAACCAGATGGTTCTGGAGGGTTTAGGTTTGATTACTTTGCGCGCTGGAGTGGCGAAACTTGAGAAATAATATTATTTAAAAAAATCAGCTGGCTACAAATCACCTCCTTTCGGACGGATGCCTGCTGGACTAACATCCAGTTTGGGCTGACGTCCTTTCGCCAGCTGGTTTTTTTATTTGACGAAGTTCAAACTTGTTTTGACGAAGTTCAAACTTGTTTGGAGTTATCCACTTGACAAAGTTTTTAAAAGTGATAAAATGAGAATGAAATGTGAATAACTCATAATACTATGAAAAGGGAAATACAATTAATTCGCAACACAATTTTAGCCGAAGCTTGGGAAACTCATAAAGCGGAATGGGAAATGGACAAGATAGCCTCCGCTATGGGAATGAACCTTAAAACCGCCTACCGAGTTATTAAGAATTACAAGGAAAAAGAATTTTACAAACATTTACGAGAGAGGAGGTGAAAAATTATGACAAAATCAGATTTTCTAAAATTCATTTGGAAATATAGAATGAAACTTTTAGCTGAAGATAATAGACTTACGAAAGAAGGAAGAAAACTTCGGGCTAAAAGCGATGAACTTCGGGAGAGAGTTAACAAACTTTGGTGGGAAACAGGTAGCAGCAGATTTCACGCCAAGGGCAATAAACTCTTGGCTGAAAGCAATAAACTTCAAGCTGAAGGCGATGAACTTCTGGATCAAGGCAGTAAACTTCGGGCTGAAGGCGATAAGCTCTGGGCTGAAGCTATCTTAGAAGTTTATGGAGATATTAAAATGGAGTGGAAAAATTGGAATGACGAGAAAGAAAGTTATGAATGCCATTTAGAGAATGGCGAAGTTTTTAAACCATAACGAAAGGAGGTGATAAATTATGACAAAATCCAAACAGGATTTCTACGGGAAAGTATTGGTAAGAGATTACGAGGAAGCTCCCCAGAGCATTCAATCCATATCAGAGCTGATTGACACTTCCGACCGCTTCGGGATAGCTGTATCCCTGTTCCAGAAGGCTGTCAATGATGTTATAGCAGAGCGTAAGGCGTGGGAAGAATTCAACGAAGAGTTTGCCACACCAGAACGAGACGAACAAGAGAAAGAGGAAATGGATAAAACTCCTCTTGGGAATTCTCCAGAAGACCACCAATACGAAATCCAACGGGATTTAGACGACGAGGAAAGGCAGGCAAGGATTGACTACGCTGTAGAGGATGGAAGGTTAGACCCAGAGCAAGCTGAACAGATGTCAGAGGCGGAGATGGACGCTTGGCTGGAACTGCACGACAGAGACTTTGACCCGTATTGATAGACTGCTGGGCTGGTGAGAACGGCAGTCCTCGCCAGTCAGGAGTTTAGCAATATGAAAAATTTTGAAGATGTTCTAAAAATTAAATGGTCTCGGTTAAGCCAGAGAGACCAGCAAATGGCAATTATGAGTGCCTTAAAATCGGCATCGGCTGTTATGCAGGGAACTAAAATAAGTCCCGAAGAGTTATTGGAATACACCGAGAAAATACTTGAGAGGTTCTATGAATTTGAATTTTTAAAGAAACCAGCTATACCGAAAAAATTATCAGATACAGTTAACGAGGAAATCCAAAAAAATAATAATCAACCATTTTAACGAAAGGAGGTGAAAAACAATGAAAGCTATAATTAAAAAGACACTTGGCAAAGTGGATTACACTTTTGAGATTGAGGGGCAAAGGGGCTTTGATGTCCTGTCCATTGCAGGCTTTTTGTCATCTATGCCAGACACTTGCAAAATCTGTGGCAGTAAAAATGTCCATCTGACAAGCAACAGGGCGAAGGGCTACACTTTTGTTAAGGTTCTCTGCGAGGATTGCAACGCCAGAGCCCAGCTTGGTCAGTATAAGGACGGTAGCGGTTATTACTGGAAGAGCTGGGAAGAATATAATCCTCCGCAGAGAACTGAACAACCTGCACAGCCAGTTTCAGACAGCACTGAAATGCCACCACCACCGTCAGAAGAACAGATATTTTAGTTTATAACTTAAAAAAATATGATGGATAAAATTGAATTCAAAGCAAATATAAAACAAATTACAAGCAAGAACCTTGTATCGGGTGATCAGGAAATTCGGATTATTCTCTCGGTTGTCGGCGAGGACACCCTCAAAGCTATCGGGCTTGCCGAACTTAAACCCGATGAACAAGTAAAAGTAGAGACATTATGAGTTGACGAAGTTCAAACTTGGTTTGTGGATAACTCTCCTCTTGACAAGGAAAAAAAATAGGAGTATAATGTAGGTAGTTGTGGATAACTAATGTAATTATGACGCAATTAAAGACAACACAAAAATTAAAATTATTACCTAAAAAGAGCAGGTTTGCAATTTGTGTTGTCGCCTGCTCCTTTTAGTTAAAAATTATGAATGACATAAAAATAATTTTAAAAGAATTTTCAGAAAAACCAATCGCTTATCAGCCGATTTACAGCAAAATAACGGGAAGTATTACGGCAGGAATTCTATTATCTCAGCTTGTTTATTGGTATTTTGCAATGGGTGAAAAGGAATTTTACAAAACAAATGAGGATTTTTGCAATGAATTGGCAATGGGATTATGGGAATTAAAAGGAGCAAAGAAAAAATTAAAAGAACTAAAGATAATAGAAATGAAAATAAAAGGAATTCCTGCTAAAACATATTATAAAATTAACATTAAAAAAATTATTGCACTGATAACTAATTATAGCAAAACCCGCCAACTTGATGGAGGAAAACCAACCAACTGGAGGGAGGAAAACCAACCAACTATTACAGAGAATACTACAGAGAATACACATCCTTTATCGGCTAAAGCCGATGAGGAGAATTTCTCCTTTGATGGATTCCTACAAGAAATGAAAACTAACAAACAAAGGCATATCCAAATTATCCGTCTCTATTGGTTGGCAAAGAAGAGAAGATACGAAAACCGCAAGCAAGCCGATTCGGCGATAAGAAGGGATTTAAAAGCGGCTTCTGCTTTGGCGGGTTATTCGGATGAACAAATACAAAATACGATGAAATGGTTAAATAAAAATTTTCAAGGGGGCGTAAAGCGGTGGACACTGGAGACTGTCGGGAAATATATTGACGATTACAAAAATATAAAAGAAAGGAGATTTCTATTATGAGATTATCAATGGATGATATTGATTCTACAATTAAACGATTGGAAGAAGAAATTAAATCTGCTGAAATGACTGAGGGGGTTTTAGAAATTATGGCTCAATATAGCAAAGAAGATAAAATAATGCTGGCGGAAAAACTTAAAAAAGAAATTGAAAATGAGCCAACAGCGAAATGGAATTTAAAATTTAATAATACTTTTCCGACTTTAAATGAAAAAATTGGCGGATTTAGAGCTGGAGATTTAATAGTTGTTTCTGCTCCGACTGGAGAAGGTAAAACTTTGCTTTGTCAAACATTTACTTATCATTTTCAAGAGCAAGGAGTTTGTTGGTTTTCTTATGAAATTCCTATTAGGCAATTATTAGAAAGATTTGGAAATAATTTACCGAAATTTTACCTTCCACGAAAAATGACATCTTCAACTTTAGGGTGGATAGAAGAACGAATTATAGAAGCAATAGCAAAATATAAAATTAAAATTGTGATGATAGACCATTTGCATTATTTGATTGATTTGGCTAAATTAAAAAATCCGTCAATAGAGTTAGGATTGATAATGCGGCTTTTGAAAAAAATGGCGATTAAGTTAGATATAGCGATAGTAATTATTGCTCATACTGGAAAGATAAATAAGACTGAAGAATTAAGTTTGCATAATATTAGAGATTCAAGTTTTATTTCTCAAGAAGCGGATTTTGTTTTAATGCTTTCACGGGAAAGAGATGATGAAAATGTATTTGGAGAACAAACAAGACTTTCAATTCAAAAAAATAGACGAACTGGAGAAGTAGGAAAATTTAATATAATTTTAAATCAAAAAACAAAATGTTTTGAAGAAGTAAGTAAAAGGGAAGAATAATGCAAGAATCAACTTTTAAACAATTTCAAAAAGTTTATTTACAAATGCATAAATATTTATTTACTTTGTTAAAAGCAAATAAAATAACTCAACAAGAATATGGACAAGCGTCAAAATCAATATCAGCAGATTATCTTAAAGTTAAACAAAGATTTTTGGAAGGCGATGAAGAGCAATCAATTGAGCCGAGCAAAAAAGATAAGAACGAAGATAGAGAAACTGGAGATGAATTCACAAATTATATAAAAAAATTATTTAATTGCAGATAATAAATTCGGGTGAAGCTTATAAACTAATCGGGTGAAAGAAAGGAGTAAATATGAACCTTAAAATTTCTTCACAAACCAAGGAGGAACTAATAATCTTCTTAATCGTGATAATGGGATTTATCTGGCTTGCGTTGTTGTTGGAGAATGCCTACAATGAGCAAAAATTGGAAGAACTGAAGGAAGAAAAGATGAAACTGGAGCAGAGGAACGAGGAACTCTTTCAAGAATTAAAGGAAACTATCCATAAGTCGGAGGCTGGCGTTAGTGGTAGTGAGGCGCTGGCATCCGACTATAAGGATATACCGAAGGACGACAGGGGCGGCACATCTTCATCTGCAGTGGAAATCTCTGCCCCCTCCGCTCCTGTCTCCGACGGGATAATCAGGGAAGTAACAATGTATACCTCCCGTCCCGAAGAGACTGACGAAACGCCCTGTATCTCGGCTGACGGGACGAACATCTGCGAGGTTGACTACAATGTCTGTGCCACCAATGCCTTCCCGATTGGCACGAGGCTGTATGTAGACAAGCTGGGCGAGTGTGTCGTCAAGGATACGATGTCCCGAAAATATCAGCAAAGGATAGATTGGTATGCTGGGACGGATGTGGAACGGGCTCTGGCTTTCGGAATTCAACGCTTACTTGTTAGGAAAATAAATTAGAAACCGACCCGCCATATACTGAAACGATTGATCTAATGTCAATCTATTCTCGGCTACGGCTGAGATCAGGTGTATGGCGGGCAAGGGTTAAAAAATTGATTAAATAACCAATAAAAGATTACTGGTGCTTGCTACTTCTGAGAATTAAGTCTCCAATGCCATAAAGTTGTTACATCTCTGGACTGCGGTCTAACCTACTGGGGCAAGAGATGACGACGAGGAGAAGTAATAAAGCAATGTTAAATGGTATGTAGGATTCAGCCAGTAAAAAAATTGGATTAAAATAACCAAATAAAACTAACTAATCTCTATTTATGGGATAAAGGAAAATAAAAACTGGGCATAGGTAGTTCCTATTAACTTAACGGAGTTTTACTACCCGCCTTTAATGAATAATATATAGGCAGAGACAGTTCCTATTTAAACAACTTATTTGTTGCTGATATACTGTCCGCCTATAATAAAAATATGAAATCCACAATAAAATTATTTAAAGCACTTCCAATTAAAATAAAAAGAAGAAAGAAAGCAAGTGAAAACTTGTTAAAAGAGACAATAAAAAGAGGATTTATTTTTGCTCCAGAGGTTGTTTATAATTATTCAGAATCAGAACTTCTGAAGTTAATTGATTCTGTTGGTATTACAGCAGAGCAGATTAACAACTCTTTTCACAAGTCTTGGCAGAAAATAAAAGAGGCTGATTTAGAGCAATTGGTAGTGGAACAGTTGGCTCATTATCTTACAACTTATGGAAAAGAGCAGCCCAAAGAGTATTTGATAGAGAAAAAGGAACAATGGGGAGTGGATAATTTAGCTGAAAAAATTATTACTCTTGGTGATTTTGAGTCAGATAGAATACAAGATGCTGATTATGTTTATATTCCAAAAGAGATACTAGAGATCCCAGAATTTGAAGGAATAAATTTAATGATTATTAAGGGATATACCAAAAAAGAATTAAAAACGAAATTATTAAATTTACTTCAATTGGGGATTGCTTTAAGTGAAGATACAATAAATGATGTGGTGGATACTGCGACATTTGTTGAGTTAAACGAACAGGAAGTAGATAACGTTAAGAATAAAGAAGTTCGAGTAGCTCTTTGCGATTACCTAAATCTGTTTCCAGAAAACCCTGTGGAGTTTTTGAGATATGTTGTTTATAAGGCAACGAATAAAACTTTACTAATTAAGGATTCGGCTACCATAGAAGAGATTAATTCTAAAAAGAATTTAGATATTCTGAATTTATTTATTAAATATAAAGATAAATACGGCTTAAAAAGATTAGCCGAAATATTTTATCGGTTTAAGCCACTCTTCTTGGCGTTTAAAACAAATAAGAAATTAAGCTCTTACATCAATAAAATTAGAAAATTAGCGATTAAATATCATAAGCCGTTGCCTGAAGATTATCTTAATGAGATTACGGCGAAAATTAAGAAAGGTGAAAAGATAGATGTAAAGAGATTAAAAGATGAATTAAATAAAGTTAATGTTTTTAGAAAGATAAGATTGGCTTACGCTCTACAGTTTAGAATTAAAGATGTTGATTCTATCTTATACAGAATAAGAAATGGAAAAGGATATGCTACGGAGTTCAGCTTTAACAAGAAAAACCAAGCAAGGAGAATTCTGAATATTGTTTTAGGTTCAATAGCAAAAAGTATAAATGTAAAAGGGAAAAAGATTTATATCCCAAAACATATTAACTACGCTTTACCAGCAACAGAAAAACAATTCACTGGTTATTTTTCTTCTGGAACTTATGTTTCAATCCCTAAAGATATGATTATTGGAATTTACTGGGAAAACACTAATGGTCATAGAGTTGATTTAGATTTGTCTTTACTTTCACCAGATACAGGAAAGATTGGTTGGGACGCTGATTATCGAACAGAAGACAGAGGTATATTGTTTTCAGGCGATGTAACAGATGCTCCTAAACCTAATGGCGCTACCGAGTTGTTCTATATTAAAAGACAGACCAAGAATGCTCTAATACTTTTTGTTAATTACTATAACTTTAATAGCGAGGTAGAAGTCCCGTTTAAGATAATAGTGGCGAAAGAGCAAATGAGTAATTTTAGAAAAAATTATATGGTTAATCCTAATAATGTTGTTGCTATTGCTGAGTCTAAAATCAACCAAAAACAGAAGATATTGGGATTGTTAATTACTACAACTAATGAAAGTAGATTTTATTTTGCTGAAACATATCTTGGAGGGTCAATAACATCTACAGATTCAGATTTTGCTGAAAATAGCAGGAAGTATCTCTTTAATTTTTATGAGAATACAATAGGACTTAATAATATTTTACAGAAAGCAGGAGCTAAGATAGTTAATGATAAGGAGGAATGCGATATTGATTTGTCCCCAGAACGATTGGAAAAAGATAGTATATTGAATTTATTACAATCAAAACCTAATTAAAAATAACCAAGTAAAAAATAGATATTATGGAAAAAGAGAAGAAAATTAAAAAGTGTAAGTATTGTGGAAAAGAATTAGAACCCCTCAATCCACCAGTAGAAGATTATTTAGACTGCAAGTTTTGTATTAAATTATTTGGTGATTGGAAGTTAATATTACTTAAAGACCATATAGAGATGGCTTGTCCAGATTGTTTAATAAATGAACAACGAAACAGAGAACGAGATAATTTTGAGGATGCTGTTAATGAAGCAATTATACAAGAAATAGAAAAAGGCAATTTAATTCCAAAAACCTAATTTATGAAAAACTGGCAAAAAACCTACACAGTATTTAATAGTTTTACAGGAGAAGATAAATTTTGGATGACTATCAAAGAGGCAGACTTTATCTTAAATGAGAAAAGCCGTATGTTTGGACTTTCAAAAGAGTGGGAAATTGAAAAATTGATTAAAAATTTTATTGAACAGCAAAGACAAGAAATAAAAGAAAAGATTGCCAAACGGTGGAAGTATGTTTACGGAAATTCAAGAGATTATGAGCTTCAGGATATTCTAAAAATAATTTAAGAAACCTGAATAAAATTATGAAGAAGAAATAATAAAAGAATTATTATCATTATTACTATTATAAAAATTTATGAAGGAGAAAAAAAGAATTAAATTTAACAAGGATGAGTATTGTAATTGTATAAATCCTATTTTTGAGCATCAGTGGACACAATTTGAGTATCTTGGTTTTAGGTGTATTTATTGTGGTAAAAAATACTATCCTAAACCTCTTACTTTTTGGGAAAAAATATTTCTGTTTTTATTATTTGTAACACCTTTTTTACTCTTACTACTGATTTTATTTTATTTCAATAGTTAAAAAACAACCTATGAAAAAAAAAGAAAAGAAAATTAAGGAGCCGAGACAAGAAATAATAGATAAGGTTGTTGAGATGTTAAATAAAGTAAAATTAGAGAAAGTTAATGAAATGAAAATTGTAAAAGAAGCAGAAAAAGAAAGAATACCAAAAGAAAAAATATTAGAAATTTTCTGTTATTGGCAAGGATATAATCGTGTTATTAAAAATATAGAAGTTAAAATTAGAATTATTAAAAAAGAATTGAAAAAACTATCAGATAGAATAAATTTATGAGAAAAGAAAATAAAATTAAATATCAAGTAATGATTAAAAATTTTATTACCAAAAAATGGGATATTATGAAGTTAGCGTATGACCCAAGAACTGGTAAAAAAGGGTTAGCTATTTATAACAATGAGAGAGAGGCAGAACTTTGTAAGGATATAGCAAATTCTATAGCAGGCGGAACAATTCAAACAAAGATACAAAAGATAATCTACTCAATTAAAAATAACTAAATAAAATTTATGGCAAAAGAAAATAAAACAATTGAGAAGGAGATAGAAGAAAAAATAGAAGAGAAGTTTGGGTGGTTGTTTGATAATCCTATATGGTTTGGTAATTCTTTAGGAGAAATCAATAGGCTTAATATTATAATGGTAAAAAATGATTTTAAGTTATTTATTTCTCGGATTATCAAGCAAATTCTCCAACGCTTTGTAGAGGAGACAAAACCTTATAGAGCAGGTGAAGTTGTTCGTGTAGATGATGTAAGAGAAGGAGATGGTGTTAAGAAATGTCTTGAGAAACTTGACCAAAAACAAGCAAAATGGCTAAAGGAGAAACTATCACAATAGGAACTGAACTACCATTGAGACCCTATTGTAATAGGAATTAAAATTATGGAAAAAACTATAAAACAATTTAAACTAACCCCAGAACAGAGAAAACATCTCAATAGCATTGAATGGCTGTTTAACGAGGATAATCGGCAGAAGGGCAGAAGTTTTCTGCTTGCTTATATTTATATTACTAAAGCTTTAAAAGGAAAAACTATTAAAATCATAGACCACGCATATATTACACACGGCGGCAAATTTATAATGAATAAGCATTTAGCGGATAGAATTGATGAAATAATTAAAAATAATCATCTGCCGCTAAAAATAGATTGGTCAACTTTGGAATTGAAATTATGCTAACCGAAAAACAAAGAGAAATAAAATTTAGAATTTGGGATAAATTATTGGGTAGAATGGAGAAAGTTCAACAACTTATTTTTGGGATAAATTATGATTATGGAAGAATTATAGCGGTGATAGAGTGTGTAGATAAGGATAATAATCAAGAAACTATTTATAAGACATATCAAAGAGTAATATATACGGATGATGGAGAAAAGAGCGAAGGAATTTTAATGCAATATACTGGACTAAAAGACAAGAATGGAAAAGAAATTTATGAAGGAGATATAGTTAAAAATAAATTGGGATTGTTTGTAGTAATAGAAGATGGATGTGCAATGTTTGAGGTAAGGGATGAGCAACGTATTACTTTTAAACAACTACCATTGATAGAATTTTTTGCTGAAGATGAAAATGTGGAAGTTATCGGCAATATTTTTGAAAATCAAGATTTATTAAAAAAATGCTAACCGAAAAATAAACTGAAAGGAAAAATTTATGAAGAAAACAATGAAAAAGACAAACAAAATAAGAATTAGCAGTGCGGCCAGCATAGCTGTGGATGTATATGAATTTAAATGTTCTCGATGTGGAAAATGGGTAAATTCTTCTCATCAGGAAAAAGGCTCGGAATTATCTCCTCTTGTATGTCCAGGATGTGGAAAAGAGTATGAAACTTTATGGTCTCTTGATGGGTCTATTTGGATGTATAATCCTAAACATCAGAAACTTAAAGTAAGAAAGAGAATATTTAGAATTAAATAAATTAAATAGTTGAAATGCTAACCGAAAAACAAATAGAAAACCAAATACTTGACTGGTTTAAATGGCACAATGTTTTAGCTTGGAAAAATAATTCTGGGGACATTTACGCTTACGGGCGGAAAATAAAGCTTGCTCCAGCTGGAATGCCCGACATATCCTTCATCCTCAAGGGCGGGATAGCAGGATATGTGGAAGTCAAGAAAAAAGGCGGAAGATTGTCAGAAAGCCAGAAGAATTTTATTAACCGCTTGAGAGAATTAGGTTGCATAGTATTTGTGGTTTATTCGCTGGAAGAGCTTGAAGAAAAGCTGAAGCCATATATTTTATGAAAAAAACAAAAGAAAAACAAAAAATAAGATTAAGTATTAGTGATTGCGAACGAGATTTTATTCAATTTATGTTCTGTGAAAATAGGGTTTTGCTTGGTTATAAGTATAAAGAATTGTATAAAGCGATGTTTAAAATCTATAAAGATATTTGGAAAATAGGAAAAGATAATAGGCTTGATTTAGGAATGGTGAATGAAATTTTTAAGGGTAAATTATGGAAAAACAAAAGAAAACAATTAAAGAAATAGTAAAAGAAAAAGGGAAGTTAGGAAAAGATATACAGGAATGGGAAAAAATAGAAGCAAAAGAAAGAGTAAAGTTTTTTAAGAAAAAAAGTAAACAAGCAGTGAGGATGGTTTCTTTCTGGTTAATAGATGGTAAGGTATTACCAACTGTAATAGGGAAATTATATTATAATGAGCAAGATTTTTTAGAATTGATGAAGATTATTAGAGACTGGGCTAATTTTCAAATTGCTCATCAGAAAGAAACTTTTGAGTTTATAGAAAATTGGGGGCAGAAATGAATGGTTTAAAACTTGATATTTTATGAGGGGGGTCTTGACAAGGTTTTAGGAATAGTTTAAAATGAAGGTGGTGTGGATAACCTGTGGATAACTTATGGTTTATAAACTATTCCAGAATATAAATAATAAAGTTTTATTTTATTGAAAGGTAATTTTATAATTGCCTTTTTTTAATAAAAGCAATCTGTTATTTTTCTGTTATATATGGCAAATAAACCCGAAAACTTGAAACCATTTAAAGAAGGAGAAGACAGTCGCAGACATAAGAAGCAGAAAGGCGAAATTAGCGCGAAGACAAAAGCCTATAATTTTTTACAAGACTATTTCAGATATAAGCAAAAGAAAGGAATTTCCGAAGAAGAGGCAATAAATGAAATAATGGAGAAGTTTGACAAACTTTCCAGCAGAAACCCTAAAATTTTGCTTGAAATAGCAAATCGGGTTTACGGAAAGGTGGCGGAAAATCTGAATTTAGAGGGAGATATTAAAGTGGAATTAGTAAAATATGTTGAAGATACAAGTTCCTTACAAATACCAGCCGAGGGATTATCAGTTGAACCTTCTGAAAGCAATGGAGAAAGTAAAACGGGCGGTAGTAGTGTGGCACAGGAGAAGTGGCAAGGATAAGACTGCAATAAATATAACTGTCTCCAAGATGTTTGAGAGGGTAGGCATTTACTATTATTTTATGCCTACTTATTCGCAAGGCAAAAAAATTATCTGGGACGGGATGGACAGAAGCGGAATGCCATTTTTAGACCATTTTCCAAAACCGTTAATTAAAAGCAAAAACGAAACAGAGCTGAAAATTGAATTAAAAAATGGTTCGCTGTTCCAGATAATCGGCACGGACAAGATTGACGCAATTGTCGGAACAAATCCTGTAGGCTGTGTTTTCTCGGAATATTCTCTCCAAAACCCGAAGGCTTGGGATTATATCAGGCCAATTCTTGCGGAAAATGGTGGATGGGCTTTATTCCTGTATACCCCGAGAGGAATGAACCACGGATGGAAATTATTGCAGCAAGCTAAAGATTCTGATAATTGGTTTTGGGAAATTCTAACGGTTGATGACACAAAGGCGATAAGCAAAGAAGTGTTAGAGCAGGAAAAAAAGGAAATGCCGAGCGATTTATACCAGCAGGAATACGCTTGTAAATTCCTTGAAAGTGCTGGACAGGCAATTAGGAGAATTGAGGAGAATTTATGGGATGGCGAGTTGGAAATTTTGCCAGACAAGTTTTACCAATTAGGCGTTGACTTGGCAAAATATCAGGATTGGACGGTTCTAACGCCAATTGACTTGCATACTTTCAAGGTAGGCAAGATAGAGAGATTTAACCAGATAGACTGGAACTTGCAAAAAAGCAAGATAGAAGCGGCGGCAAGGAGATATAACAATGCCAGGATAGTGCTGGATTCTTCAGGCGTAGGAGATCCGATATTTGACGACTTGCAGAAGCAGGGTTTAAACATTGAGGGCTTTAAATTTACCGAGCCGAGCCGAAAGCAATTATTGGAGAATCTGATTTTGATGATGGAACAGGACAAAATAAAAATACCCAATGACCCGATTTTGATTGATGAGTTGAGAAGTTTAAAATGGGAATTATCTGACAGGGGCAAGTTAAGACTGCAGGTTCCAGAAGGACTGCACGATGACTGCATAATGAGTTTAGCTTTGGCGGTTTGGGGATTGAGCGTCCCTCTGCCGCATAAAACAGTCAAGAGATTAAGCGAATTTACAGATTTAACCGACGAATACGAGCAATATAATGTCTCAAGATTTCATTATAAATAATACAACGGAAAGCAGGTAAAGTGGAAAAAAATTTAGGAGAATTTAAAACTGAAGCTGATAAAATTTACGATAAAAGGGAATTTTACAGGAAATGTTCAGCTCAGGACAGAAGCAAATGGGTTGATTACTACAAGGCGTATATGAGTGTGCCAGAGACTAACAACCCATTTTTAGCAAATTTGTTCATTCCAAAGACGCACGAAGCGGTGGAATTGTTAGCCGCATTCCTTGTTGGGCCCAACCAGTCTATCTCGGCAAGCCCAGAAGGCAGGGAAGACACCGCTAAAGCGATAGTTGCGGAGAAACTTTTGGAATTCCAATGGCGGAAGGTTCTAAAAGCCCGAGAGAAAATTATAACTTGGGTGAAGCAGGGAATTATATTCGGCAACGGGATAATGAAGGTAGGATGGGAAGACGGAAATCCTTGGATAGAGCCGATATCCCTTCCAGATGTATATTTTGACTATTACCAGAGGGATATTCAGGACAGCGAAATGGTGATACACCGCATTGTTAAGAGCATTGATGAAGTTAAAAAGGATAAAAAATATAACTCCAACCGTAAGAAAGTGGTTGCTGAAGCCGAAGAAGAGGAAAAGGACACAAAATTTAACGCCTATGATACCGCAACATCTGCGACTGACAACACAAAAGTTGAGATTTTGGAAGTGTGGACAAAGGAAGAAGTGATAACTACAGCTCCAACTGGGGCTGGATATACAATTCTCCGCAGGGAGAAGAACCCTTACGACTTTGTGCCATTTGTAAAGTTGAGGTTTAAGAACAATCCATTGCCTAACAGGGCTTATGATATAGGGGCGATTGCTCCGACTATTAACATCCAGAAGGCGTTTAACGACACAATTAACGAGTTTTTTGACAATGCAACCCTGATTAACAACAAGATGTGGATTAAGCGGAGAGGAGCGGCTATTAACCCAATGGATTTAAGGCGGAGGCCAGGCGGAGTGATAACAGTTGACGACATTGAAAGGGATTTAAAGCCCGATGAGGTTTCAGACATTAAGCCATCCCTATTGAAACTGCTTGAGGTTCTTGACAATGAGTTTCAGCAAGCGTCGCTGGTGATAAATATCCTCAAAGGAGTGCCAGGGGCTAAATTTGCCACAGAAGTGGCGGCAGGGCAGGCAAATGTCCAACAAATGCTGGATATTATTGACGGGAACATCAAGGATGCTTTAAGCGAACTGGGGCAGATGGTTTTGGAAATGGATTTGAAGAATATCAAGAAAACCCAGTCAATTAAAGTTTTGGACAATGAGGAAGAGTGGGGATGGATTGAGATTGAGCCTAAAGACTTCAGCGGAAAGTTTGATGTGGAAGTGAAGCCAAACAGGAATATTTTCGGGTCAAAGGCGGTGAAGCAGAAGCAGTTATTAGATTTCTTAGGGATTATTTCAGGGGATGAGCAGATAACTTCCCGCTATCCGAACCTTAAGATGAAAATTTACAAGAAATGGCTTGAGGAGGCAGGATTTAGCGATGCGGCTTATTTCTTTGAGGAAAATAGCAGGGAAACGCCTCCGACGGAAACATTGCCCCAGACAACTCCGACCGCATCGGCAACTCCAACCAAAGTTAATGCTGGAGTAGGCGAACCCAAAGAGCCAACAACTTTTAGAAATATGGCGATACATTTATGACGATGACTAATGACTATGACTATGACTATGACCAATGACATAGAGGAAATTAAAAAAAATGCCGAAGACAAAAAATCACAGGCAAGGCTTGTTGAGGCAATGCTTAAAAGCCCTGGCTGGGAAATTTTTGAAGATATTTTAGGCAAAAAATTCCAAGAAATAAAAGATAAGGACGATTACGAAACAATTGAAGACTTTAGAGCGGATAGAAAAGCGGTTGAAATTGTCAGCGGAATAGTTAATGAATTAGAAGATATTGTCTTGGAAGCCGAAGAGGCAGACAATATTTTAGATAAAATTAAATAAGGGGCACGAGCCCTAAAGGAGAAAAATATGGAAACTGACCAAACTTCTCAAGATGATGTCCAAGCTGACGCCACAGGGCAAACCAGCGAAGACACATCGAAAGAAACGGCAGGTGAACAGGCGACACCTGAAAAAGAAGAGATTGACTACAAAGTCAAATTCTCTGAATCGTCCGCCGAAGCTCAAAGGCTTTTGGACGAAAAAAAGCGCCTGCAGGCTGAAAAGGAAGAAAAGGAAAGGGAATTGAGGGAGAGAACTGAAGAGCTTGAGCGGCTGAGGGAGGAAAATGAGGCTTTAGCAAGCGGTAATCCTGAAGCGTATGACACGGTAAAACTAAAAAAATCCCTTGAAGAAATTAAAAAACAAGTGCTGATAGAGCGCGAAGAGAGGGAACTTCAGGATTATATCAGGAGAAATCCTCAGGCTGAAGCCCATAAGGAAGCCTTGCGCAAGCTTGGTCGGCACAGTAAGCTCTCTTACGACAAAATATGGGCTGAAAATTTTAAGCCTGTATATGACAGGATGACAGAAAAGAAAGGCGCCGTTCAGTCTGAAAAAGGCAAGGGGAATATGAGCCAAGAACCCAGCTCAGAGATTGATTTGGAGGAATTCAATAAACTGCCTCTTGCAAAACGAAAGGCGTATTTCAAGAAAATGGGTTTTTAGTTCATTAAAAGGAAAGCCAAATAAATGGCAGTAGGAACCACTTCGACGACTGCTAAGGCGATGAAGCAGTATTGGAATGACCTGTTTCTGGAGAATTTGTATGATTGGCGGGTAATGGACGGATTGACTAAGAAAACTAATGTCCCCAAAGGGCAAGGAACTACGGTTTGGTGGGTTGGAATTAACAAAGTAAGCCCAGCTGGTTCGGTAGCGTCGACAGAAGGAGCAGACCCGACCTCAAGGTCAACCACAGCTCACAGAGTGTCAGCGGTTTTGAAAGAATATAATAACTTGGTTATAGACTCCAAGCTATTGATTGACACAGCAATTGACGGCACAAAGGAAGCAATCATTAAGGATTTAGCGAAAGATGCCGCTAAGCTCTTGGATGACACTCTTTTAGCTAAGGCATTGAGTGGAGGAACTGCTCTCTATGCTAATGGCAAACTGCACCGTTCTGATGTGGTCAAAGCGTGCACTGCGACGATTAAGGATATCCGTAAAGCGGTTCGGTTGCTTGAGCTTTCATCAGTCCCGAGATGGGCAGATGGATATTATGTTGGGCTTATCCACCCCGATGTGAAATTTGATTTGCAGTCAGATAGTCATTGGGAGGATATTGTTAAGTATAGGGACACTGTGAAGTATGATATTAAGGGCGAAGTTGGAAGAATATGGGGTGTAAGATTTGTCCTTGCGCCGACTATTCCAATTCTTACCAACTCAGGTTCAGCGAATGTTGACATCTACAGGACGATGATTTTCGGGCCAGATTATCTTGGTGAATCTCATCTTGGCAAGCTGGATGTTGTTATCAACGAGCCTGCTAAGACGGTAGAATTGGGTAGAAAGTGCGCATACGGATATAACTTTGTGATGGCGACAGAAGTTCTTGACAACCAGAGAGCGGTAAGATTAGAATCATCTGCATCGCTTGGCAGCAACAGTTAATCTAACAAACTAATTTCTTATTTATCTCGAAAAAAACGAGATTGTAAGAGTTATTGTTTGCTTAATTGGGCGTTCAGCTTTCCGAACAGCCCAATTAGGAAAGCAAGGAAACAGTAATGTGATTTCAGTTATAATATCTACATATAACCGTAGAAAACAATTAAAACGGGCAATCCAATCGGTTTTAAACCAAAGTTATAAAGATTTTGAGCTTATAGTTGTTGATGACTGCTCAACTGACGGAACAGAAGAAATGCTGAAGAAATTTCCGCAGGTTGAGTATTTCAAGACAAAAAGGAATTCAGGACACGACGGATTGCCAAAGAATATAGGAATTCAGAAGGCAAAAGGTGATTATATATGCTTTCTTGACGACGACGACATCTGGAGAAGGGACGCCTTAAAGGTTCTTTCAAAATATATTGAATATAGCAAAGCTGATATAGTTTATGCTGATTATCTGATAGACAGAAAACCAGGCTGGAGCATCCATTTCAGCGCCTCGCTTTTGTCAAAGCAGAATTATATCACAATGGACACGGTGATTGTCAGGAGAAAATGCTTGCTGGAAGTTGGAGGGTTTAACGAGGAAATCCCAAGGTTTAAGGATTGGAATTTATGGCTGAGACTGCAGAAACGGGGCTATAAGTTTTTACATATTCCGATTATTATTACAGAAGTTCAGATCGGCAAAGAAACTATCAGCGAAAAGTATAAAGTTGACAGGGATGAACAGGGGAGTTTTCTGCCGACATTTTTCAACCCTGCCGATTGCAAGATATATGCTGATAAGACTATTTTAGGCGAACAGAAGCCCTTGAAGGTTGCCTTGTTTACTCTGACAATGAACAGGTTGAAACTTACCAAGGAAATGTATAAGTCTCTGGAAACTGCTGGCTATGACTTTGACTGGTTTGTGGTAGACCAAGCAAGCCAAGACGGAACAAAGAAATGGCTGAAGGGCAAGGCAATAGTAAAATACAACAGGCAAAATGAAGGAATAGCTAAAGGCTGGAACCAAGCAATAGAGCTGATTAAGAAGACAGGCAAGTATGATATTGTTTGCAAAGTGGACAATGACGCTCTTCTGATGACTGACGGGTGGCTGAAGATGATGGTTGATTTGTTTGAAAGGAACAGGAAAATTATATTAAGCCCTTATGTGGAAGGACTTGAAGACAGCCCTGGAGGCGTTTTGAGGCAGAGAAGCGGCGGAGAGAGCCCTTATGTGATGATAAACGAGAGAGTGCTCGGCGTAGCCCCCCATCTCGGCGGTATAGTGTTTGGCTCTCCGATAGAGTTGTATGATAATTTTAAGTTTCCAGAGGATTTAAAAGGCAATAAGGATTATTTTTTAAGCAGATATGCTCTTCAGCGGGGCTGGACTTTGTTTTATATGGAAGAGGCGAGAGTATTCCACAACGGGCAGGAAGAGCAAGTAAAGGATTATAAATAACGAAGTTTTAACTTGTTATGACGGAGTTTAAATTTGGTTTAAGAGTTTTATCAACAAAGAAGACATTTAAAGTATTGAACAAGAAACTGGATAATCAGAAGCGGTTTGCCTATCTCCGCTATGGAGACGGAAGGATTATGATGATGGACGGATGGAAGGGAGAGCAGTCAGACCATTTTTACAGCCCTAAATTGAGAGAAGAGTTAATCAGCAGCATTCAGATAGAAGATGAGGATTATATGATTTCAGTCGGTTGTGGCTATAAGATGGAAAAAGGGATGAAGGGTTCTGTTTTCGGAAGGTTTACCAACGATGATAAGTTGCAAGAAATTGTCAGCAATTATGCAAACCAAGATAGGTTTTATAACTTTGTAGCTTTGCATTATTACAGCTTGTTTAAGCCAGAATTGCTGATAGAATTTTTTAAAAAAATCAGGGAAAGAAGAGTAGTTATTGCAGGGGGAGAGCATTTGCGAAAAACAGCGGGATATTTCAGGGCGGAATTTGTATCAGCCCCTAAAACCGACGCTTACAAGGAGATAGAGACAATATACAAGAATATCTTTGAGAAAAAGCCAGAAGTTATCATTTTAGGGCTTGGGATGTGCTCCGCCGTTCTGCAGAAGTGGATATTTCAGGAAGGAAGGGAAGTTATTACTTTGGATTTCGGCAGTTTGTTAGACGCAATGCTTGGAATACAATCTCGGGGATGGATAGTTAACAGCCCCGAGAGGATAAGGAAATTTATAAAACTTTTAAACAATGAAAAATCCTAAATTTTCAATAATAACAGCGGTTTACAACCAGAAGCAGTATTTGCCGAAGATAATTGAGAGCCTTGAAAACCAATCGTACCGCGTCGGCGTTTCCGATAAATCTTTTGAGTGGATTGTATGCGATGACGGGTCTGATGACGGGACAGATGAGTTTTTTCGGAATTACCGACACAGTAAAAAAAATATCCCTAATTTTGAATATCAGTATTTAAGGCAGAGGCATAAAGGAAATCTCTCAAAAAATATCAACCAAGGAATTAGAAAAGCCAGAGGAGAATATTTAGTGTTCATAATGGGCGACAGCTTTCCAGAAACCAACTATTTGGAAGTTTTAAACGAATGGGTTAATCCCAATTATGTGATTTGCGGAATAAGGGTAAACATAGAAGGCAAGAGAGTTGTTGAGATGGATTATAGGTTGAGAAAAGGGCTGATACCTCAAACATCAGTTTTATTAGTTAACGAACCCTGGAATTTAGCCACTGGCAACGGGTTGACAATTCCAAGGCAGGCATTAGAAAAGCAAGGGTGGGACGAGAGATTTAAAGTAGGCGGAGAGGACAACGAGATAATAGCCCGTTTATTCTACCAAGGATATTTGATATGGAGTGTGCCGCAGTTGATTATCTACCATAATTACCACAGAAACGCTTTGCCAAGGGAGAGAAATGATAATTTATTAAATAAAATAATAAGAAAATATGCCAGTTAAGTTTTTTTTAGAAATACACGATTTCGGAATGCTTTTGCCGGGGATGGACAATCTTTTAAAAATTAAGGAAATATACCCGAATTTTAAAATAACGGCATTTACAATTCCGATGCCGAAAGAGTTTTTTCTCCCAGACAACCAGAAGCATTTTACCAAAGACAAATACAGGAAATGGGCGGAAATTGTCAACAGCTATGACTGGCTGGAAGTGGGGATGCACGGATTTGCCCATACCTATTATGAATTTGATTGCGTATATGACAAGGCGGCAATGGCTCTGAAGGCTGGCGAGAACTTATGGAAGGTAGCAGGCTTGAAATACAAGAAACTTTTTGTCGCTCCTTATTGGCAGTATTCCTACGATGCTCTCAACGCTCTGAAGGACGGAGGATGGGCTGTAGGTGTAGACAGAAACCATCCTATTCCAATACCAAAAGGATTGAAAACTTTTACTTATAACTGGAGCTATGATGAAGAATTGCCTAAAGGCGATCGGGATCGCCGACACGGTAAAATAATTGGGCACGGGCATTATTACCATACTGAAGGGAGCAGAAATGCCATAGATGACTGCTATTATAATATAATTAGGCAAATTCCAAAGGATGCGGAATTTGGATTTATCAGCGAGTTAATGGAGGGGGGTGATAAAAGTGAAAAAAACAACCAAAAAAGCAACTAAAACTATCAAAAAAGTTAAAAAAGTTAAGATTGAGAAACTGCCTGAAGATTATGTAGTGGATAATGTTAAAATCCAGCAAAAAGTTAATGAAATTATTGAAAAAATAAACAAATAAACAAATGAGAAAACAAGCAGTAGGAATATTGGGCTATGGCGAAGTAGGAAAAGCATTAGCCAGATTTTACAAAAAACCTTATATCAAAGATTTAGAGAGGGATAATTTCCCTAAATTCCTTGATGTGTTAAATGTCTGTATTCCTTACAGCAACAATTTTGTAAAAATAGTCAGGGACACGATTAAAAAATATAATTGCCAATTAGTTATTATCCATTCAACGGTAGCGGTTGGGACAACTGAAAGAATTGGCTGGCGGTTCTGTGTGCATTCACCAGTAAGGGGTGTCCATCCGAATTTATACGAGGGATTAAAAACTTTTACAAAATATGTGGGGGCGGATTTCGCTGGAGCTGGAAGGTTAGCCGCAAAACATCTGATGAAAATAGGAATGAAGCCCAAAGTTTTATACAAATCCAAAACTACAGAATTGGCGAAACTTCTCTCAACAACTTATTACGGGATGTGCATTGCCTACCACGCTTACGCTAACAAACTTTGCGAAAAAGAAGGATTGAATTTTGAGCAAGTGATGACCGAATGGAACAACAGCTATAACGCTGGTTATATGGAATTAGGAAAGCCAGAAGTAATCAGGCCAATACTTTATCCTCCTGTTAATGATAAAATTGGCAAACATTGCGTAATCCCCAATACTGAAATCCTTAAAAAGCAATTTGGCGACGATTTAATTTTAGATACTATTTTAAGACATAAAAATTATGCCAAAATCAGCAGAAAGAAAAATTAAAGCAAGAGGCGGAGCAGAACGCTGGCGGACAATCAAAAGGGATGGCAAAACTTTAAGGTGCGCTATTACCCGTAAGGCGGGAAAACGGGGAGGGCGAACCGTATGCTATCCCATTAAGAAGAAATAAATGAAGATTTTCTGCATCCATAACAATACGGGCTCTCGCTATTACCGCTTAATTCCCCAACTGACTGAAATGCAGAAACGGGGGCACAAGGTTATTTTAGAGCCCCATAATACGCCATCCATTGAGAAGAAAATTGACTGGGCGGATTTGGTTATCTTCCAAATGGTTTTGTCCCTTGATTTGGTAAAATACGCCAAAGCAAGAGGCAAAAAAGTTATATTTGAATGCGATGACCTAATCCATAAAGTTCCTAAAACCCACTACGCTTACAAGGAAACTAAAGGGCTGAAAGGATTGGAGCTTTTATGGAAAATGCTGAAAATATCTTGGTATGCCGACGGATTTATCGCCGCAACTCCCCAACTTTTGAAATACGCCCCGTTTTCTAAAAAATTATTGTTTCCAAATTATTGCGATTTAGTCCACTGGCTGAAGGAATACAAAGAAAATCAGACAGACAGGGTTAGGTTGTTATACGCAGGTTCAACCTCGCATACTGGAGACCTTGAGTGGATAAAGCCAGTTTTGAAAAAAGCCCTAAATAAATATCCCAATATCCAGTTTATTTATGTGGGCACTGGCGGAATTAAAACCAACGATTTAAACGCAAGGTTTATTTACGGGGAGGATTTTTTTGAAGGATTGCCGAATAACAGGGAGGCAATGCTCCCAGTTCCGCCGAATGTCTGGCCTTATATCCTGTCATCCCTAATGGCTGATATGGCTATTGCTCCCCTTGAAAAGAATTATTTCAACAAGTGTAAAAGCCAGTGCAAATATTTGGAATACGGCATTAACAGAATACCAGCGGTATATTCCAGACACCATTATACCGATGTTAAGGACGGGAAAACTGGCTTGCTGGCTGACACCAAAGACGAATGGTTTGAAAAAATATGCTGGCTGGCTGAACACGAAAAGGAAAGGAAGCAGATAGGACAGAACGCCTATCAGGATATTTTAAAAAACTACGATATAAGGAAATATATTATTAACTGGGTAAATTTTACGGAAAGCCTATGAAAAATGAATTTAAAAACAATTAGAGAAAAAGCAAGGAAATTATCAACAATTACCAATTCAGCTGATTATTCCACCTCTGATTTGAACACGGATATAAATATTGCTTACCAAGAATTGGCATTAGTTTTAGCCAACCTTAATGAGGATTTTTTTGAAGAGCAGAAAACTACTTTTGACCTTAAGCAGAATTCTGCTCTTTATTCTTTGCCGACGGATTTGCTGAAGTTTAAGCAGTTGAGGTTGGCTTATACTACTCCGACCGACGAGGATGACTACAAGATTGCCGAGGAATACGACCCGTCGGAAATTCAGGATATCCAGACGCAGGAAATAGATGTAGCGACAAGCAATCCGATAGTTGATATTACCAATAATTATATGCGGATTAGCCCAGTGCCAGATTCGGATGTCACCAAAGGCGGAGAGATATATTATATTGCCCGCCCTTCAGCCCTGTCCAATTCAGGAGATACGCCAGTTTTGCCGACGGAAATCCATCCCTTGCTGGCTGTCTATGGAGCCAAAGAAATAGCGATGAACAAGGGATTATATGACAGGTTTAATATTCTTAAAAGGGAATGGTTTGAAGGAATTGAAAGAATTAAAAGGCAGTTTGCCGAGAGGAATATCAACAGGCAAACCAGATTTAGGAACATTTTGGAAGTTCCAAGGCGTAGAAATAAAACGGAATTGTGGGGATAATATAATATGGCAACAACATTTACCAAAGAAACTAAACCTTCTGCTGATAGTTATCTTCTGAAAGAGGATAGTTATTATCTTCTGCTGGAAACGGGCGACAAGATAGTTTTAAGCAGAGGAATTGCCTTTAGTAAGGAAAGCAAACCAACTACTTCTTTTACAAAAGAAACTAAACCCTAATAGGGGTAAACCATAGTTTTCAGGAAAGCAGACTATTTAAATAAATGGCAGACCAAAAGATAAGCGAATTAAACGAATTAACAACACCAGACGGAGATGCCGATTTTGTGCCAGTTGTTGATACTTCTGCAGGGACAACTAAAAAAATAACTCCTAATAATTTAGGGGCGCAAGGACCGCAGGGACCGCAGGGACCTCAGGGAGACGCTGGTGCACAGGGTGCCCAAGGAGCGCAAGGTGCCCAAGGTGATACAGGAGCTCAAGGACCCCAAGGAGACGCAGGCGCTCAAGGCGCACAGGGCGCACAAGGAGCGCAAGGAGACACGGGAGCTCAGGGACCGCAGGGAGATACAGGTCCCCAGGGAGCCCAAGGAGCGCAGGGCGCGCAGGGGGCACAAGGCGCTCAGGGTCCACAAGGAGATACAGGGGCGCAGGGAGCTCAAGGTGATACAGGCGCTCAAGGAGCCCAAGGGGCTCAGGGA